TCCAGTGCTGTGAAGGCAAATGTTGAAGCAATAGCATAGTCTGATGTCTGAGAGTGATAAGCACTATCAACATTTACTAGTAAAGAACCATCACCACTAAAGAATGGGGCGCTCAGTATTCCTGTGTCTACAGCATAAGTAAAACCCGGGTCGGTGTTAGTGCTATCAAAACCATTTTCTAAAGAACGAAAAGGAACAAAGGTATCAGTAAGTGTAATTCCTGCGGCAGTTCTATCCGCAGCAGACTTAGCATCTATTTTTTTAACTGCGTTAGAGGTTGTTTCCTCTAAAAGTATATTTAATTCTTCTTCAGTGATTAGAGTGCTAAGATCGTTGATAGTGGTAGTTCCGTCACTAAGACCTTCACCAAACTCAATATTTCCAGTCACATATAAATCACCAGTAACTTTAGATCCATCTCCATCTGCGACAGCACCACCACCACCAGCTGACATATCGTCGATGTTTTGATTTGCTAGATTTCTAACGTCTTGAAGAGTTGCCCTATGTGTTGTTTTAGACTCGCCTACAACATCATTTACGATGATTTCATCCAGTAAATCTGGTGTAATCGTGGTTAGTTGTGATATTTTAACGTCTGCCATGGTTCTCTAATCTCGGTGTTTATTCTGTTATTTATAAGGATTATACAACATTAATATTAACTGTACCTACTTCCGAAGTGCCTACTGTTGGTGTTACACGATAAACAAACGAATCTGTTCCGACATATCCGATTGTAGGAGTATATCTCAACACACCTGTAGATGTGTTTATTACCTGAACTGTACCGTTTAAAGGGTCGCCACCAGCGGCCAGAGAGAACACCAGAGTAGTATCCAACCAAGTGTCGTTTATACCTACCTGAATATCTATAAAACTATCTTGATCACATACTGCGGTGTCATTTATGGCGTCAGTAACCGCAGCTACATTAACAGCGACAGGATATGATTTGGTTCCAAAATCACCAAGAACACTAATGTTGAATGAGTCTAAACCACTATAGTCTATATCAGGGGTGTATGAATACGTACCAACCGCTTTAATTATACCGTTGTCAGTTGTCAACGTTTCGGTTAAAGAAGCACTTGCTGTTCCATGCAAAGGATCTGAGACAGATAATGATGTTGGTATACTAGTAAGATTTCTAATCTCAAAATCTGTAACAGTGAAGGCTATATCTTCAATCGGTTCAATGGATAAAGGTGATGCTGCGAAAGCACTGTCTGCACAAACTTTAGAGAAAAGTTCTTCGTCTGGTAATGCATTTAAATTCAAGAACTCTACACACGCTTCTTCAATAATAGCACTGTTAGTTGCGATGTCTTTGTAGAGATTGATCTTCATATCAAAATCTAATGTATAGATGATCGTTCTGCGAGATTCAACCGCGGCTTCATAATCATCAGAAAACGTTATACCTGTCATAGTGATAGGCGTGTCTTCTTTAACATCAAAATCTCTGAGAGGTTTTACTGTTACGGTGTAGTGTGGAGTGAAGTATGGTAGAATCTGTTCTACAATTTGTAAAGCATCGTCTTGTGTTTTAGCATAGGCGTTTAATTGGAATGATACTGTGTATGGTACAGGCGTGTATACTTTCTGACCACTTCCATCATAACTTGTAGGAAACGATATGCAACTGTTCATCTTAGGCATTTGTCTGGTAGGATCATAATTCATTGCCAAAATCTCAAAAGAAATTCTAGGCAATTTTAATGCTACTTGTCTTTCGTAATCTTCGCCGTTGCCCATCGCATCAATACGTGCCAGAAAATCTCTTTTGGGTGCATACGACAGAGGCACTTTCTGTTGAGAGAGAGTGTTACCAGCAGCATCTTGTCTAACAATTTTGATGTTGTTAAACAACGAACCAAAGACCGCTACTGCTTTACGAATTCTTTGATGGTAAAAATGATCACCAAACATTATGGATCCCCAAACGGATTAGATTCACTGAAGTCAATGAAATCAATATCTCCGCCCTGTGATGTAAGATTAAAATCGTCGTTCATGGCACCGTCTTGCAAGTCTTCACCTATTAATGTTGGCACACCAGAGGCTCCTGAAGTACCGCCAACTAGTGGTGCAGTTGTAGTCCATTCGTGATATTCACCATCAGACGCCCCACCTGTATGTGCTACATAGATCTTTGGATTTGCTGCATCAGAGTTATCTATATTAACTACTTCACCCGTTAACGTGAATGAGTTATTAGTTTGTGTCACAGTCTCATTATAGACATAAGCACCTGTGATACTTGAGAAGGTAAATATAGTTTGATATGCATGAGCGCCTTCAACGTTATCAATACCGTCAACGCCTGTATCAAAATCCTCATCATTATATTCAAACAGTTCACATCTAAGTTTAAATACAGGAAGATCTTTGATCTGATAGAAAGGTGATTCGTCTTCTACCTTGGTAATTTCAAATATAGAATTTGAAAGTGGAAGAGAAATCAGATCTCCTTCTCTTGGGCGATAGAATGGTTTATCTTCTGTAGATTCATACTGTGCTACTTGGTTCAACCAACGTCTGCGTGATACAATGAACGTTGCGGCATCACGAATTTCTACTCCGAACTTGCTGAACAGATCTCCTTCGCCATCAAAGCCTTCGGTGTTTTCAATATACATTTCTACTTTATAGGCATCGTCAAATCGTGACACGTTATCATCAGAAAATATGTTATCTTTGTTTACAATTTCACGAGGCATATAGTAAACGTCTTGCCCATAGATCTTCATAGACTCAATAATTAAGTCTTCATAAAGTTCTTGTTCGGACGTTCGCCCTTGTGTAAAATAGAGATTAGTTGCCATCTGTTATCCCATGAAGAAATCTGGTGGAAATTCATTTTCATTACGCATTTTTTCTTCAAGTCGTTCTAACTCGGCCGTAGCATCTTGATAGTACTGAGCACCGTTAAGTGTTACACCACCTGGTAATTGCATACCTTCAAACTTAGACATGTTAGTACCCCACTGTTGTTTGATCAACTGTGTGGTGTAGTCTTTGAGAAACTTGTCGTTCCACACATCTGCGAACGTAGTAGGATCTACAAGCGATAACACTTCAAACATGATGTAGTCGCCTTCTGCTAGATTGTTATACTGATTAGGTGCCCATTCTCCGAAGATGTAAATTCTGCCTTGGTGTCTTGAGTGTGTAACTCGTGGCTCACCGTCTAGAATATCAGAGAGAAACTCTAAGTATTGTTCCATCTGAAAGTAGTAAGACATACCACCCGCAAAGTTCATGAAGTCACCCATGCTGTTCAACATCATTTGATACTTAACATCAAACATGTTAACAGAACCGAATGTCTTACTGAACGGATATACTTTAGTAACATATAATATCGTATCAGGTATGGTAATGTATTCGTTTGTAACATCATCTGCGGTTATCTGATGCTTAAGATATGTTCTAAAAGTAGCATCCGCATGATACTCTTGATACAATTGTATTGCATCATCAACTTTATCTTCTATCTGATCATCGTCCACGTTGATTTCAAGGACGGGTGAACCAAGTCTGCGAAGACAGAAATCAATCAGTTCTTCTCTTGTAGTGGGCGATGCCATTTAAATGTCTCCGGTTTACGTTTATTTATACGATTAAGTACCGTCTGTGCCCCAAACAGGTCTAGGTAATATGTCGTATTTGTCTTCTAGGATATGCTTGACCTACGGCAGGTCTAGCGGTATTATCTTTGCCATGAATGTCGTTATGATATTGTGCTATTCTATCTAATCTAATTTTTTCTGGTAAGTATATCATTTTATCTGAGGCACCAAACAACTCAGTCAACTCAAATCCAGTATTGACATATTCATATTCATTAAACACATTTGGTGTGTTGGAATTATATAATCTATTAGATACAATAGGAGCGCCAGTCAAATTGGTATAGTCAAGAGTACGATCACTCGTTAAGACTGACCTACCATTACTCATAATATATGTTCTTAATTCACTAAAACTAGGAAATCTTCCATAC